ACCCCAACCTTGTAAGGTAGTGTTTGACAATTTATGCTATCCTTATAATCGCATTACTTGCATCAGCAGTTGGAAACTGTATTGTAAATGTTCCAGATGTTGATGTTTTATTGGATGTAAAATCTAAAACACAAACTGCTTTATTACTATTTGTGCTATTGTATATTAAAGCACCCATTGCGGTAATTGTTGCAGTTGTAAAACTTAAATCTGCAAAATCTGTAAATGCAGTTGTACCAGATGTCGTTGGTGCAACTTTTGTTAAAGTGCCTCCACCTGATGTATATGATCCACTGTTTGCTATTTCACCAGTTGTTGTAAATGCAGTTGTGGTTGCACCTAATGTTGCAGTTGTTGATGACTTTCCACCACCACCCTCTGCATAAAGTGCAAGTTTAAAAGCGTTGCCATTTGTGGCAAAATTATGTGTTCCTAACATCAACTCTTGTTTAAATGCAGTACACATTGCTTGAGCTATAGCCATATTAGAGTCTCCTTATATATTCAGCCGTTTCCTTTTGACCACTTGATCTTAGGACTTGAATAATACTAGCACGCTCTTCGTTTCTTGCCAAGAGAATATAATGATACAGAATTCCTTTAAGTTGTTCTTTAAATAATTTTGCTTGTTGTCTTATGTGTGGAGGTGCTTGGTCAGACACACTTGCGATCTTATCAACGGCGAGATCAGCTATTTGTTCATTTGTTAAACCACCTTGATCTGATGTTTTAATATTAACACTACCTACTTCCGAAAAACTAACATTAAACATTTTTTTTCTCCTCATAACTTAAACCAGGTATATCTTCTCGGCCAATAAGATTTGCCTTTGAATCTAAAGGTTCTGGTGGGTCTAATTTTGATTTTTTTGTTATTAACATACTTCCATTAGTTGAAGTAGATACAAGTGGATCATCTAATCTATGATATCCATACAGTTTTTGATCATCTGGCACATTCATATCTAATAAAGAAGAACTATGAGCAATATGAATTTTAATATTTTTTGATATTGCAATCGCTAACCAAAACTCACAACATGCTCTTCCTGCTTCTGCAAAAGCAACATCTCTATGTGTAAAGTCAATACCATACAAATGTAAGTCAGTTGTATTTTGTGCAATAGCATAAGCTATTGCATAAGAAACAGTATTATTAAAATAAGCATAACCAGTTTTTTGAATTACTTCTTGTAAGGGAAACTCAACAACATCTGGACATCTTTTATCTAAAGTACAAGAAAAAATGGGTACATTCATTTTCTTTTTTAGTCTTTTTGTCATAACATTTGTTTGCTTACCCGCTTTCGGAGTATCAAGAAATCTCGATGGCGGATCCATCATAAAACATTTGTCATGATAAATAACATCAGACATAGAGTTAATAGTCCAAACTTCGTCAAAAGATTCGCTTCTTATTCTAGCTAGTATGTACTCATTAAAACTATTGCCTAAAGCAACAATAGCTACACTTTTATTTTTTGATTTCATTAAGTTTTTGGTTGTCGAACTAATCCATCTCTATAACTATCTGAATAATTTCTGCCTTCTGCATAATTTTTTAAACGTGCAAGAGACTCAGCATATCTAGAAGTGTATAGTTGGATTAAGTCGTTTTCCCCTTTCATAAACGTATAAGCTTCAACTAATGAAGCATATAACAATGCATCTGGTGCATTTGTACTTATCCATGTTGTACCAGAATCATCCGTTGTTAAGGAAGCTGGTCTGTAATAATAATGTAATTCTACCGCAAAACTGCTACTAGGTGTTGGAGCGACAATAAAAGTATCAACGTCAAATTGTGCATAATATATTGGTAATCCTGTTGTTGATGGATTTGGAGAATATTCCTGTATAAAATTAACATCTTTTTGTAAAAGAAAAACGTTTTCACTACTTGAGTTTACAAATGATAAAGAATGTGTGGCTAAATAATCAGATGGTTTCTCCAAGAACTTATTACCACTTGTCATTGTACCTGTAACATTTTTTCTAAAATAATCTAAATCTACAGATTTAAATATTCTTTCTTCAGCATTTTTTATAAAGAAAGGTATCTCTGCAACAAAGGTTGTCTCATCGTTTTGAGTCCATTCTTTAATAGAATCTGTTAATGTAGTTAAAGTGAAACTCATGACACACTCACTGTAACTGTTCCAACTTCACCAGTTGCTTTTGGTGTGGGATTAAAAACTAAAGTATTTAAATCAAATATAGGAATTGTAATTTTTTCATTTATAAATTCTACTCTTGGTTTTGGATTTCTAAGAGCTTGCGGATCTGGTCCGACACGAATAGGATCTAACTGTGGATGTTTTGGCTCATATTCATCATAACCAACAGTTAATCCATTCCATTCTTTTCTCATGTCTCTAAGTTTATAACGAAAACCAGAACGTTCTGAATATCCAAATGCCCTTTTGTTACTTGCAAATCTTGCCATTAAACTCTCAAGTATTTAATATCTGGTGTAAGTTTTAGAGGTACTCTATCTTCATCCTCATCACTTGCTCTTTGAAACTCTTCCTCATAAACACTTTTTAATATTTGTATTCTATCAGGTGCTTTTTTCATAGATATATAATAAGCAAGTCCTGCAACTAAACAAGGTAAAAATCTAAATGGGATATCCGTTGTGTTTTGAAGTGTGTCTGCATCTTGAATTCTACGGACATAGTAATAAACTAAACTATCTGAACTGGAGTCGGGTGTTGGCCACAAGATTAAAGAGGGTGTAATCTTTCTATCAAAGTAATATTGACTTGGTCTACCCGTTTGATCTTTATTAGGAAGATTTAAATAATCTCCTCGAGACATTCTTGATAGTGAAAAATCTGTGCCACCCCTTCTAATAACAACCTCAAGTAGATCTGTATAATCTGTTGTAAACTGATAAGAAGCAGTGCCAGATGTCAAAGCTTGTGTTGCTTGCTCTACAGTCCACAGGTTCAGACCTCTATTTGCCCATTCTGAAAACATTATATTAAGGGATCTTCGTGCAGTTCTTGCATCGTATCCTGTTCTCATTTCTAGGCCACAACGTTCATAAGCCTCTTCAATGGCTTCAGCCACATCTAAATTAAAATCTCTTGAGTTTGAGGTTGTCATATTTAAACCATTTTGTTTTTGTTATTCATTTTTTTTGTTTTAGATTTAGTTTTATTTTTTACATTTTGAATAGCTTTTTTTAGAGCATTTTTTTTATTTAAAGAACCACCAAATCTTTTCTTCATTGTTGGTTTGGCTTGAAGTTCTGTTATTTTATCTTCTAATCTTTTAATTTTATTTATTAAAATATTTTCATTTTTCATTTTATCAGTAACTTGTTTTCTCAAGCTAGTCATAGTTTGTTTAGTTGTACCAGGCATTATTTTTTTCTCCTTTTCAAAGCTTTTACTCTTCTTGGCTTACCTGCGGGTTGCCCTAATCTCTTCTTCTGTGCTATCCTACTACGTTTTTCAGCCGCTGTCATCTCTGATGCTGTTTTTGGTGTTTTTTTAGAAATACGTTTAGTTGGCCTACAATAAGGTGTACCTCTCTTTTCACCTTTTTGTCTACCGCACTTTTTACCAGTTCTTTGATCTTTCCATTCTTCCTTAAACCATCGTTTAAGTGCTAAACCCGCTTTTGTCTTTCTAACTGCCATTATGCGTAAAACGTTTCTTTTCTTCTCATAACAACACCACAACCACGTGCTATATTCTTATTTTTAGCAGAACGTTTTCTGTTGTTTTTTGGCATAGTGGCTCCGCCATTATTTAACATGACTACTCCACCCTCTGCTTTTTTCTTAGTCTTCTTCTTTTTTCCACCTGTGCCATAGTTTGCTGCACCTACTTTTCGGCATTTTGCTATAGCTCCAGAAGCATAAGCTGATGGGAAAACTTTATATCTAGCTTTTACTTTATAATAACAAGCGTCTTTTGGCATATTTTATCTCCTTAATATTTTCCAACAAGTGCACATCCACTCTCTCTTTTTACATTTAAGACAAACCTTAACTGGTTCACCTCTTACGACCTCGCCTTTTTTTAGAGGCACAATGTGCTTTTTCAGAAAATCCACGAGGTCTGGCACAATTGATTTTCCTCTTCC